CATCTTTCAAATAAGATGAGTTATGGAAGTTTTCAATACGTGCGTGTTTATTGTTAAAAGCATAAGCAAATTCATATTTTGAGCGATATTCTGGTTTCAACTCTGCATCACGACCGATAAATTCACCGCTCTGATAATGCACTTGAGGAGTAATTCCATCAATATTAAGAGTTTCCATATAGTCTTGAATACCATTCTCAAAACAGAATGTTTCTTCTTTACCTTTATAATTCAATGTAAGTGTTAAACCTGCATTGACAATTGCTTGTTCTTTAAGGTAATTAGTAAACCAATCATGAGGAAAATCATTTTCATCAAACACTGTCAAATCTGGAATCCAAGAAACAGTTGTAGAAGTTTGTTCTACATTTGTCTTATTCTTCTTGACTTCTTCATATAATGGTAAGCCTTCCTTCCACTCCATGACATATTCATAGCCATCACGAATAGAAACTACTCTAGCATAAGATGATGAAAGAATGCTTAGTGCGGCCCCAATACCATTTAAGCCAATAGCATAGTCATAGCCTGTACCCTCTTTTTCTTGTACAGACCCTTTACCACCTGCATTTAATTCCATAAAGATTAATTCATAGTTGTAGGCTTGTTCATTTTCGTTCCAATCCATTGGAACACCTCTACCATTATCAGTAACAGTAATCATGCCATCTTTACCATATGACACATGAACAATCTTGCCATACCCTGCCTTGAATTCATCAATAGCATTAGATACAATCTCATGAACAGTGTGGAATGCACCACGTTTATCTGAACCGCCTGCATAGTTAAACACATTGGCTCTGACCGCTTCGTGATGAGATTTCCGTCTAATGCTTTCATTTCCGTAACTCATAACATTCTCCTTTTCATTAGTATAATAGCATTATATCACAAATATTTATTTTTGTCAATAGAAAAAGAAGGGTTTTGACACCCTTCTTGGTTTATTATTGGATTTGACTGTTAATTTATCAAATAAAGGAAATGTAACTAACAGAAAACAAAAAGAAAAAGAGAAACAAAGGAAGCACATTTGTCAAATCCAATACTAGAAATATCAAAAATAAGATTGCAATACAATGGTAAGCACACCCATTAGGCGGTTTGCAATCTGTGGACGCTAAGGTCTGCGAATCATACTTTTACCACCTATAAAGTATGACCTCATAATGTTGTGAATGTATGGGGCTATACCCCGAATAAACGCAAACTTACTAGCCCCTAGGACAGTATCTCAAATTCACAACATGATTTACTAACAAAACTTCACTTTGTTAGGGCTAATGGAGATTTTGTCTAGGATCTCTCAAACCTCTCCATGTGAGTATGGAGCCTACTCGATTATAGGATTTACGCAATGTGTGCATACATTGCTACAAGGACACTAGGACTCGAACCTAGAACAATTGGGTTGGAGCCAATTATTTTGCCAATTAAACTATATCCTTAACACTCTAAGATGTGAGGAATTATCCACTTTGTCGCTCTTGTTGAAATTAAATTTCATCTTTAGTAACAACATCTTAGAATAAGCAATCCACTGGAATAAGAGTAGCGGTTTGCTATTAATTCATATCTTTATAGCAGGCTTATTCCAATCCCGACATTAGGTGATATGATGACCTTACACTTCCACTAGGAATCGAACCTAGATACATAGCTTAGAAGGCTACTGCATTGTCCATTATGCTATGGAAGCATTATTTGATTATATATGTATTATAACATATATTTCTCTTGGTGTCAAGAGGTATTTAAAACTTTTTTTGAAAAAGTTTAAAGCGTATTGAGGAATCGAACCTCAATGACTAGAACCATCTACGCTCCAACACTTTAACGTTAGTGTCATACGAGATACTTGGATAACCTCCTCATCAGTTGGTGTGTTTCAAAGCGGTTATCTCCTTTCTATATGTATATTATATCATATTATACATATCAAGTCAAGAGAAATCTTAGAATTTACCTACAATTTTACCTGTTGCTTTTTCGATGAGTGATCCATCTTCAGCAACTGTAATTTCAGTATTTTCTAACATTTCACCATCAGCATTAACATAATAAAGTCTGCCATCTTCACCTGCAACAAATTCTTTAGAGGACAATTGACCGTCATCTTTGAGGTGATACCATTTTTCATTAAGTTTATGCCAACCTGTACGCATCCGACCATCTTCATCGAATAAGTACCACTTGCCATCTTTTTCAGCCCATTCATTAATATAAATGTAGCCTTTTTCGTTGAATAAGTACCAAGCACTATTGATTTTCTTCCAAGCGTCTTTGACATATTCACCGTTTTCTACATACCACCAACCATACTCATCTTGATGCCAACCTTCAGCATATTTAGCAGATGGTACGGTTACTTCACCCTTCATGATTGCAGAAACTCTTGATTGAACTTCGTTATAGTTATAACCAGCTTTTTCAAGTTGAGTCTTACGGTATTCACCGTTACCCCATTTACCTGCAATAACTTCTCTTGCAATCGCATCAGTGTTTGAGTTTGTAGATGTTGGTGTGTAATCAGCAACAACAGCATCAGTTGGTAGATAATCTTTCTGTGGAATAGGCTTCTTACCTGTTAAAACATCAGTCCAGAATTGAATTCTTGAAACAAAATAACGTTTCAATAGCATTTGGTTAGCAGATGAATTAGCAGTGCCTTGTCCAACGTGAATGTCCCAAGATCTGTGAGGACAGCTTGTAGAAGTAAATTCACGGTGAAGTCTTACAGTGTCAGTATTAACTGGCAGATTGTAATAAAGCAAATCTTCAGCCGCTTGGATGAATACAACCTCTTCATTTCTCAAGAATTGATTGTAAGATGCGGTTAAGGATTGGTCTACTTCAAAACCGATTAGATAGAAGTTACCAAAGTTACCATTATTATAATCACCTGCGTGATAAGCCCAATCAGTAGTTGGAACCGCTCTAAGCATACAAGCAGTATCACCATAATAGTGAGCATAACCTAATTCTGGATTAGGAATTCTTGCACTAGATAACCATGACTTATATCCAAAACCATTAGCAGAACCATAGTCATTATGGATAATTACCCCTTTAGGATTAGCACCTCTTCTACCAGCAGTGCCAGGCACTCCAGAGAAACCATCCCAATTGACTGTTTGTGTACCGTAAACTTGCTTCATAACAGATTCAGCAGATAGTACCATAAATTAGCCCCTTTCATATTTAGGATAATTATATTATATCATGAATAAATATAAAAAGCTAATTTTATAGTACTAAATTTTTGACTTGGACTCTATCATGCCTTATTTCGCCAAAAAAGGGGCATATTAGCCCCTCTACTTAGTTTTTGATTTTTTGTCCTTGCTTTTCTTTTCTGCGAGGTCACGTTTGAGTTGTTCAGCTTGTTTTTTGCCGTCTACCTCAATACGGTTGATTGCTTTAGCCCAAGCACGTCTAGTTTTCTTATCAAAAATTGACATCTTAAATTCTCCTTTAACCCTCTAAAATTGGATAATGAACACCATCTACAATGACTGATACTACTGCACCACTTTCACTTTCGTGTTCATAACCAATGTAAAACTCTACTTCACAAATTTTGTATTCACCATTGTATAGGTTCATAATAGTGTACGCTTCATAATCATAATAGCCATGAGGAACGCTATCAGCAAAATCTTCAAACACAACATCTGTTACATTTACAAATACATCACATTGTGTCAAGTCGAAAGTTGCCACCGCATTTTCATGACCTTCACTCTTGCCAAATTCTACTCTAGTTTCATCATCAAGAATGAGATAACCCTTCCCAAACCCAATAATGAAGCGGTTTTGGAATAGATAGAATAAATCATCTCTATCACCATAATTTGGATTGCGTAAGTGACATTTCATATCCTTTGACATTAGACTTCTTCCTTTCATTCATTATGGTATAATTATACCATATAAATCATTGATTGTCAATGGTTTTAAACGATTTTATATGTAATCTTCTTACCAAAAATCTTGTCTAATTTGAAAGTTTTTTTCAAGTCCTTCAACGTGTGTTTAATTCCATCTTTCTCAAATACCTCACCGTCAATCATGAAAATAAATCCATTCTCTGCGGTGGTCTTGAATGCTTTAGTGAAGGTGAATCCAATACCTTGGACCGCATAGTTTAGCCCAAGGTACTCTCCTTTTTCATTAACTAACTGTACTAGTATAGCACCGTCTTTTCGACTGTACTGCAACCCGTTGTGTTTAAATTCTGTTTGTAATAAGTGCATATTAATATTAATTCTCCTTATGAATATCCTCAATAATAATTTGATTGGTAATGGTGGTAACTTTGGTCTTAAAGTTATAGAATACATTAATGTTAGGTGTACCAATAACTGAAACCTCATCAAATGTATCTACATCATCGTACCATGATTCACTAACTTTGAATTTGATTAGAACTAATTCATTGTCAAGAGTGAACTTAACTGTTTCCTTAGTTTGACCTAATACTGCACGATCTTCTACGACATTCTGACGAACTAAGACTTTCACCTCTGGGAATCCATTACCTGTAATCTTATTGATATTTTGAATTTCAGCAAAGTCAATACCAATCTCTTCATGTGGTACAATCTCAATATCATAAATTAATTCAGTCATGGTTTGTTTGTCTAAATCAATATTCTCATTAAAGTGTTCAATCACTTCATTTAACTTATCTTTAGGAAATTCAATGCCGTGTGACTGTTCGTGACCCTTGGTAACAACATAATCCAATTCAGATAAAATAGTACGTGTCTTAATATCGCCATATGATCTACCACTGCCCATGTATAAATCACCGCAATCTCTTACAACGAAACATGGTCTTTGGAATTCTTGTGCCAAGTTTTGTGCCACAATACCGCTATACCCCTTTGGAGCATCATTGTCTACTACAATTAGCACTTTGTTTGACAAATCAGCTTCCATTTTGTATTTATCAACTAATTCTTGTCGCACTTCACGTTGTTTCTTATTGAGTTTGTCCATAGCTAATCGCAATGGTTTAGCATCTTTATCATCTTCAACTAGGAAAATTTCAATTGCCAACTCAATTTGACCCATACGTGATGCACCGTTTAGCAATGGAGCAACACTAAAACCAATATCTTTTGTACAATAATAATCTACATTTACCTTTGCACCTTTAAGAATACGTGTTAAACCAATGTTTTTAACATTCAACAATCCTTCAGATACATAATATCTATTTTCTAATGAAGCCATATTCATGACATCACCTACAAGTCCAACTGCCACAAGGTCTAAGAATTGAGTTGCCAACTCTAATTCATAGGCATCGTCTAAAGCTCTGATAAACTTGTACACAACCCCTGCACCACTCAAATCTTTATTTTCGTAAGTGTCACCGCTTTGATGTGGATTAACAAGAGTCACTGCTTCAAATTCATTTAGTTTAGTTTCAGCTTCCTCATCTTCAAATTGGTGGTGATCAAGAATGATAATTTTCAAATCTTCATTCATTTTCAAGACTTCTTCAATACCTTTAATATCACTTGAAGAACTATCTACAATGATTAGCAAATCAGCATCAGTAATGAGTTGTCTATTCTTTGCATTCAATTCTTTTCTAGCTTCATCTGTAACATCTTGTTTGATTTGTGTTGAGATACCATGCCCATCTTCACGTTGTGAATAGGTGTATGATACATTAAATTCAGCACCATAATGTTTAGCAAATTCACGTAAGTAGTTGTGCATAACTGCTAATGAGGTGATACCGTCCGCATCTGGATCTCCTGCAATTACAATGTTACACCCATTGAAAATCGTTGTTTGAAATACTTCAACCGCCTTTTCACTGTTTTTCAATCCTTGCCATGGTAACTCATTGGTAATATCGGGCATTAAGAAATTGTCAATTTCATCTTCATCATACCCTCTAATCTTCATAATCTTATCTAAAACAGAATCATTTTTACGTGGTTTAATAATTGCTGTCCGTGGCTTCCAAATATATCCCATAAATTAATCCCTTTCAATTTCAAATTGACACTCTCTATATAACTTCTTCCAAACCTTGATACCTTCATCAATTGGTGCAGATTTTTCAGACAACAACTCTTCTGTATCATAGATATAAGAAACCTCTCTACCTCTGATTTTCAATCCTGTTTTGTGGATTTCCTCTGGAGTCTTGTCAGAGTCATAAGCTAAAACAAATTTAATATCTAAACCTAGTGATAATAATGTATGCAATTGTACATCAGTAAGGTCTGAAGAACCTAAAGCCACAACATTGTAAATACCATGCTCATAGAATTTCATACATGATTTTTCACCTTCAACAATGATTACTTCCTTCTGTTTCTTAATATGTGGTTCAGCAATCCATAAGTTGAATAACTCATAGGATTGATTGCACTTGAATAGAAACATATATTTAGAATTGCTCTCATTGTCGTGAAAAATTCTCCCTTTTACTCCTACCAACTGCCCAAAACGATTGCGTAAAGGCACGGTAATTCGACCTGTCATGAGGTCAAATCCTATGTCATATTTACGTTGTGTGGCTTCAGATATTCCTTCATTAGCCCATAATACATTTCCTTTTTGTATGAAATTATTAGTCAAGACATTCTCATTGATGATCTTATTAACTCTAACTCTGCGTACAATGTTCGTATGCTTTGACTTTAATTTCTGTAAAAATCTGCGTTTGTCATTCTTAAAACCCTTTGATGACTCTTTGATTTCCCAACCAAATAGGTCACAAATATAGTCTTTAGCATTGACAATATCATGTTGTAAGGCATCAGTATCAATATCAAAATATATGAATGAAACAAGATTGAAAATGTCACCTTCAAAATCCGAACGATTACGTATTTTACAAGACAAATTCTTCGTGTTTTTAACCTGCACTGCACGTTTATTATCGGATGCAAACTTATCGGGTAATTGTGCCACAATCAAGCGTCCTTGTTGTTCGACTCTCACATTCTGACATCCAATACCTTCTAATAAATCTTCAATCTTGCCCTCTTCATAAATTCTATCTTTAACTACTGATAATTCACTCATGATCCACCTCTAGAATGAACGGTGAATTTTGGCATAACCAATTTCATAGAATGAGTTATAGTTAAAGTTTGGTTGTAGTATAATACAATCCTGTCCTGTATCAGTGTTTGCCCCTTGCCTGTTCTTAGGAATGAACAACACATAGTAGGTCTTATCTTCATCTAAAGTAACGATTTCTTTTGTAGGTTGTTTCCCAAGTCCTCTGACCCATCTATAAACTTCCAATTTCTCATATTCATCTGCAAAGAATGGTCTAAACATTAGTAAAGTACTAGCTTCATTCTTCATAGCTTTACCTTCACCAATTGCATCAAAACTCAAAAACTTATGACTCACATAGGCATCTGCTAATTGGATTGATAGAACTGTTCTAAGATTAAATCCACCTGCTTCAGCCCTAGTCATCTTATAAATCTCTTTAGTAGACTCAACAAATGCTTCCCAACGTGTGTTCTCTCTATAACCGTCTGGCACTTTATGAGTATCGACAATCAAATTAACATACCCTTGAGTTGCATAGAATCGGATAATGTCTTTTAATTCAGTAATTTTATATTGTTCCATATAAACTACTTTAATCTTAGACTCATCATCATCAGTTAACTCTTTGTACTTCTCCCAACCTTTAATTAATAACTCTCTTTCGTCCTCACTTAAAGATTGAGGTGATAACATTTTCTTACGTGAGAAGCCTTTAGCATCAATAGCTTGTAACTCTTCTTTCATTTCATGGTTTAAAATTGAAAGAATCAAACGATTTCTAAATGCCTTTGCAGGCTCTTCATTCAACACAATCAAGGTCTTATCACCCGATTTTAGCATTGACATTAGGATCTTATCAATGATGAATGAGGATTTACCAGAGTTACCAAAACCACCTACAATCGTAACTTCACCTCTAGGAATGCCCTGCACCACATTATTTAAGTAGTATGAGGAGTAGAATGGTAACAACTCTGAATTGTCGCTCTCAAGGTCTTGTAAGAATTGTTCACCATCTACATACAAATCTTCAGTTGCATAACTCTTACCTAAGTTTAAGGTTGCAAGACTTGATTTCGCTTGCCAATAAGCGGTCAATTCATCAACTGTCATATCCTTGAAGCTGTATTTTTCAGTATCAGTAACCACCTTCTCACCATACAATTCAAATAAATTGATAATCAATCTATTCTTCATGAGTTTTTCAAAGTACAATTCAGCATTCATTTCCCCTGCTTGTACAATTGACATCAAATCGGTAAGAACTTCCCAACCGCCATTCTTTTCAAAATCCTTTTCAATACCCTTTTCCTCTAAAAAGATATTGACAGTAATATCATCTAGTTGTTTAGCACCATCTTCAATAATGCGTTTACCTAGTTGGAACATGAATGCCCAATTTTTATGTAAAAAGTCTTTATAATTAATCTTTTCAGCATATTCATAGTACTTAACAATATTAGACCATAGGATGCCTACCAAGTATGCTTCACTAGCTTCTGCTAATGATTTGATCTGATCAATCTCTGGATGAGTTACCTTATCCTTTTTTCGTTTTGCTACCAATCCATGTCACCGCCTACTTCTTCCTCTACATCAAGGAATTTACTTACATCAGTTGTTTTTGAAATAGTCTTATCTTCATGAGTCTTGTACACCGTGGTATCTTTTGCCACTCTTGATCTACGTTTCTCTGATGATTTTTCATTTCTCATTCTTTTTAAAGTTTTAGGTAAATAGTTTAGCAATACAATTAAGATATATTTAAACTCACCTGCCACATCTTGAAACCCTTTATCACGTTGAATCTTTCTAATGCGTTCGCTCTGCTCTTTGTAACACTGCTTGATTACTTCATAAGGCACTCCATTAGCTAACCTCTTAGTTAGTTTAGTATTGTCAAAGGGTTTTCTACCTGCGTTTAAATTTCTAAAGGCTGTATAAAGCAATTTAGGAATCATATTCTTATTAATATCATGAATCTCTGCCACATATTCAACTAATTGGTTTAATTCACGTTCTGATTGTAAATACTCTTTATACTCCTTTTCAACCTCGACTAAACAATGATTGTGTATGAATCGTTTAGGATATTTCTTATGAAATCCATAATTATCATCTTCAATATATTTCTCACAATGAGGACATTTTCTCTTTGCCAAAGGTAACACTCCTTTCACATACAATTATAACACAAGAATGCCAATTTGTCAATAGAAAAAGAACCCCAAAATGAGGTTCTTTTCAACTTTATTTGTCTAATTATTCTTCATCATCTTCATCTTCTTCGTCATCGTATTCCTCTTCATCATAATCTTCATCATGATCTTCGGAATCCTCTTCTAATTCTTCAAGAATTTTCTTCAATTCTTCTAAATTATCAGACTTACGATAATCAAGAATGCCTAAACGCTCTTTGAAGGTCTTGCCAATTTCCTTCTTCTCATCCTTATCCATGTCAGAAATGATGTCGGCTAATTCTTGTTTAACCTCTTTCAATTCTTCTTCATGTTCAGTATCAACCTCTTCAACTTCCTCCTGTTTCTTGATAGTTGGTTTTGGTTTAGCTTTTTCTACTTGTGTAGTAGACTTGGATGGAATTTGTTCAATCAACTTAGCTTGATCAAGGATAGCTTTCTTGATTGTTTCTAAGAATAATTCTACATCATATGGAATTGTTTCTGGAATTTCAGTGATGCGTCCACCTGCTTCTGTTGTACCATCACCACGGAATCGGATAATACGATTTTCAACAATCTTATTGCTCTTCTTACCCTTTTTCTTCTTATCCTTTTTGGATCGTTTTGATTTCTTGCCTTCAGTTTCTTCTGATTCTTCAGCTTCATCTTCAGCATTTTGTTTTAACTCTGACTCACGTACACTCTCAACATCAATGAAAATGAGGAAGTCGGATGAGTTTTTAACATAATCACCTGCACGACTTGAAACAGACATTGTAGTTTTTTCATACTCTAAACCAGACTTTTCCTTAACAGTACGGTCTTTGTCGTGAGTAATGAAGAATAGTCCAAATCCTGCACGTTCCAAACGTGACATTTGTTCAGAAAATTCAGTTTCAAGTAAGTCATATGCTTTACCAAATGGAATATCTGATAACTGCTCATACTTCTTACCGTCTTTACGACCTTGTTTGCGTAAAATGTATTCAGTACACCATTTCCCTGCAATATCAACTGTATCAATTGCAATGTATTGGAAACCTTCATTGTCATCTTCAAGCATATCTACAACTTCTACAAAATGTGCCCAATCTTCAATGTCAATAACATTAATGCCTGGTAACATATTATAACCACGTTCAAATGCCAATAACAGACCTGTATCAATACCGCCTTCACGTTTTAAAATTTCATAGAACAATGAAGTATTGTGTGTAGGGATATAATCATCCAATAAGAATAATTTATCCTCTGCGTCTACCTTGAAGCATACCATTTCTTGAACATCTTCTAAATCTTCAATTTGGGCAATAGCTTGAGGTTGTGTTAAGAATGATTTTGCATTAGGATATTTGTTTAATAACTCTTTATGTTTGTAAGTAGTTACTACAAATCTATTAGGAACAAAATCAATGTATTGTGTAAATTGACTGTCTACTTGTTCAATATAGTATGAAGCATTAAATCCTAATGACAGCATAACTGCTTGAATTTGCCAAGGAATATCTTGGTATTTAGTTTTAAATTCTAAATAATATCCAAATAACACTTCACCGTCTAAGTGATCAAAGAATAAATGACCTACTGATGCAAAGAATCCTTCAATTAATTCTAAGCGTGTATCATAACTGCCATACACATAGTCATCTGATAATTGATCTGCTGTTAGTAATTCTTCTAACAATTCTAAAGTAGAATCTTCTTGAATAGTAAATTTATATACACCATTATCTAATTGTGGTGTAATAAATAGAGTATGCTCCAAACGATCAAGAATGTCTTTTTCATTTGTTTTCACAATTAAAGTATTGTTTTCTAATTTTGCTTTTAAACCTAATAATACACCTACAACCCATGCATTTAACTTTGGTAATGGTCTTTTATCAAAATGAACTACATCAACCTTTGGTAATTCATAACGGTAAGTAGTAAACTTCTCACCTACAATAATATAATCCTCTAGCATTTCCTTTAGAGTCTTAGATTTCAATTCATCATTCTCTACATATGGAATAATATGCTCATCATTACAAATGAATGAATGTCCATCAGTAGTAGTTACTTCATAGGCTTTTAATTTACCTTGTGGATAAACACCTACTACTTTAGTTGGTTGACCGTTTAAACCAATTAATTCATCACCCTCTTTGATCTCAAAGGCATATTTCAAACCTTGTGGAGTGACTACTTTTGTAGTAATAGGAATTGCTTTACCAGATTTTGGTCTACCTGCAATCGTCATTTTCAACCGTGAAAGGTCTGCTGTGACTTCGTTAACCTTTACGCTATCTCTTAAACCCATTAATTCTTTTCTCCCTTTTCTCAAAATACTTTGTTTTTAAAACTTCCGCTTACATTTAAGGTAAAGGGTTAAGATACCTTAACCCTCACCCTACAATTTTTAGAATGGTAAGTCATCCTCATCAATGTCGATGACTTCATCTTCATCTTCTTTAGGCTTCTTACGACCTGTTAAGCCTTTAGGTTTTTCTTCTTTCTTAACGAATTCACTTTCGTCTTGTGCTTGTTCAATATCTTCTTGAGTATATTTTTCTGATTCAATAGAATCGAAACCTAAAATTACGTTTTCACGAACATAATTCTTGATAGCTTCTTTCTTCTTACCAGCCAAGCCACCAAGTGATGGTGCATCATCTTCGACTTCTTCAACACGGTTCACTAAGACACCATGAACTTTACACAATGTACCGTATTTCAATTCTTTGTCTTTCACAATTGCTTGGATCATGCTTTCAGCACCTTCAATATTTTCCTTGATTTCTTTCTCTGTATCAATGAAAATTGACTCGTCTGTTGTAATTATATATGTAACAGGTGTTGGTTTGCCATTGTAACCAACTGCTAAACCGTATAAATACAATTTGCCTTCTTTTTTGTCGTACTCGTGATCAGTATAAATAAATTCTGCATCAAACTTAGCACGTTCTACAAATTTTTCATCTTCAAAATCAATTTCTTGTTTAGTTAAGTAAATTGAAGTTGGTTCGTAGTTTGTTTGAGTTACTTCTTCACCGTCACGGTTAACATATGTTTGGGTTGTAATGTTACCACGAATTGTAACATCCATGTCATTTTCTAACAATCCATCTTCGTAAATGTCGTTAATACCATCAATTGTAATAGTACGAATTACATTTACAACTTTACCTTTTTCGTCACGCTCCAACGCAATCGTTAAGTCAAGTGGGAAGAACCCCTCTTCCTCGTATTCTTCCACGTTGTCTGCCCAGTCCTCGTAGTCCACCTTTTTTAATCTGTCCGCTTTGTCCAGTTTTTTATCATTATTATATAGGTATACTACCTCTTTTTCTAAACCAAACATACGCATGAAAATAATCTGATTTGGGGATGTTTTGACACCAAAATTTAAAGATGCCCACTCGACATCTTTATCAGTGACATCCGTTTTGTAATAATTTTCACGATCTGTACCTGTTACTTTACCAGAAACCGTGAAATATGAGCGTGTTTGGGCAAGAATATTCTCTTGCCCTTGTTGTTTGTCTTTCTTCTCTTTGTTACGTTTTGATGCTCTAGCCATCTTATAACCCCTTTACTCGCACCTTGTCTAAGGTGTATAATTTTATATTTAATTTTTCGTGGTTGTTATCTACTCTGTTTTTTCATACGGTTACAACCGCATTTTTTTCAAAGCAATATGACAACACGATATTAAAGCCGTCAATATTTTGTTTACCTCTCAATACCACTCTATGTAGATTTTCGCCATTGATTTCATCGTTCGTGAATTCAACGATTGTGTAATTTTCAAAGACATCCATAACATCTTTGATTCTGACTTTTCTTTCAATCATTCTTTCTTGTGAATGTCTTGAGAAGATTAATCCATATTCAATCTGATTCATCCTCTTGTTTAGGACTTTACGAATCATTCTGATTTCGTACTTGTCCATCATAGATGAATGTTTCCTTTCCGCTCTCGTATTGCTGGTAATCATAATTGACAACCCCTTTTCTTTTGTTCTGACTATATTATAGCACAAAAATTTAAGCGTGTCAAACGATTTTTTTTGATTTAATGAAATTTAATAAAAACCCTATTTTATCGACCAATTTTTCTCGCTCGTCCAAAATTAGGTCTAATTTATGTTGATTTAACGGGCTTTCTAGGAGGTATAAATCAATCAATTTTTCGATACGGTAAAAATCGGCAAAATTTGTACAATTTTCCCATACAATCGAATATATTGATCCACAGACCTCAAAATCAAATTTTTCAGAATTTTCGTCAATTAAACGACGTATAGAAGCAATTTTTGATTTATCCTCATTTCCGTCAACCTCATTACCCATTAAGGTTGACGGATTATATTCCACTGCTATAATTTGTCTAATTTTTTTATCTGGATCCCCTCTTACCATGAAATAATCCCCTACTTGAAAGCCTTTCATAGAATCACCCCTTATTTCCAATTGTAATAGTCATCTTCCATCATTTCTTTCGCTCGCTTCAATGATTGGATTAGTTTATCAATCTCAAATTCATTCAAGCAATCAATTGTTACTTGCCCATCAGTGATTGAGACAACCCCATTAGCATTATCATAATAAGCTGTTGGTTCAAATTGATAGCTATATGATTTAGGTTTACCAACAACACTATTTGTGAATGGTGCTTCCTTAGTCAAGCCTTCATTGATTGGTTTGTGAAGGTTTAATAACAAGTCTGAAGCAAATTTGATTGTGTTTTCCAATTCATTCAAAACTAAATACTCATTGTCCGTATGTTCGTTATAATACCCTACTGACAAGTTAACTGAATTGATACCCATGTCATTTGCGATTGTGTAGGCATCGGAAATTCCACCTTCCACACAAGTAAAGTTATAGCCTTTTTGGATTGAAAACTTGTCTAACCAATCCACCATAGCTTGATTTGAGAATCCTACACCATAAGTACCAACTACAATATCACTATTTCCTCTACGGTCAAAAGTGATTGCAAAATCAGCCTGTTGTACAAATTCAAAGTCAGACTTACTTGAACCTACACAACCGATTTCCTCATCTAGGAAAAATGATACTAGCAAAGTACCCTTGAATGGTAGTGTTTTCTTTACCAAAATTTGATCCAATAATTCAAAAATTGCGGTTACACCTGCTCTATCGTCAGCACCAAGAATTGCACGTTTATTCTTTTGATAAGCATAAACGATACCGCCTAATTCCTTGATAGTACGATTCTTTTGTGTTCTTGGAACCGTATCAAGGTGGCTATTTAAATGGATTGTTGCACCTTCACCACAATTGAATTGTGCGTGAATATTTCCATAGTAGTCAGTAAAAATGTTATCGGGATTTAGTGAAGCTAAGTCACCAAATACCAATGTTGAAATTTTATGTGTATTACCGCTAGGGCTATACACGCTTACATAACGCTTAAATGCGTTTAACAATTCTTTATTTACCTTTGTTTGAGATTGATTATCTTTGTTCTTTTTCATAATTATCTCTCCTCTTTAAATTAAATGTAAGGGCTAGATTTACTAGCCCTCGCTTACTAGAATACCATATAATCTGAATTGTCAACGGGTTCGTGTTCGTAAATCTCATGCTTGAGCATTGGAACCTTTGGTAAGTTTGCTAGGAATTCTTCAGCTTCCTTACGTGTTGTAAATTCAGCAACCAATTCAACCTCACCCCATGGATCCAAAGTCTTGCTTACTACCTTATATGTTTTCATTTTGTTTTGCCCCTTTCGTTTCTTTCTATATATATTATAACACGAAAGGTGGTGCTTGTCAACACTTTTAGTTAACAAAATTCACTTTTAATTTTTAACCACTCACTATCATTGAATGTAGGTGCATTATAGGCTCTATCATCAATATAGATGCTTGCACCAATTTTAATGCCTTGTGAGTCATACCGCTTCAGCATATAATCAGCATGAGCATTGATTTTCACCTTGTCAGTGTTTAATCCATGATTTTTTAAATGCTCTATTACAGGCTTCAATTCTTTCCTTGCTGTCCAAATCACAATCTCATAGCCTTTTTCAATCATAGCATTTACCGTATTAATGCCTTCAGTGAAGGGTGTACCTAGATCTGGAAATTGGTCTTTGACTAAGGTTCCGTCAAAATCAACCGCAACCACGGGATGCGATTGCGGTGTATATTTTACTTTGTTTGTCATTTATTACCTCTTAATCTTCATCATAAGAATCTTCATCGTCACAATCACTATAATAAAACGTCATCATAACAACCTCTATCAAAATCATCATATTCCATTTGTTTTAATTCCCATTCACAATCAATTTCATTTTGCATTGACTCAATTTCCTCTTTTGCTTCCTCTAACTCATTTTGCATTTCATCTAATTGCTCTACCATGTAAAGGATATAATCCGTTACTTCCTCTGGTAAGTTGTATTTGCGGATAATTTGATTGTGCGGTTTCTCAAATTCATTGATATGGTTATTTGCGAAAGTTAAAAAGCTATCATCAAGTCTATCTGCTCTATGAGATCCTAAAGTCAATCCATAAGTACCGCCATATTCTTCTACTTGTTGCAATTCCCATTCCCCATCAATATCGGTTGCAAGAATGAGAATGTATTCATCATTGAATTTTTCTTTCATTTCTTTTGCAAATTTTTCAAAAGTAGATTTCTTTAACATAGTAGATTCCTCTTTTCC